GAGCGTTACTCTTAAGCTGTTCGATCGTTAATTCGATTTTATCCAGAACATGCGCGTAGTTATCTGCCTTCACCTCTAACAGATGATCGATCTCTTCAATCCATTTTTCAAACTCTGGAGAGACCTCACCTTGAGATTTGAATAGCGCTTCTTCGACTTTGTTTGCCTCGATTACTAGATCATAAAGTGTAGCCATAGGCTAACAATATACTACTAACTTTAGTCAAGTTCTAGACTTTTTCCACAACTGTGGTAGATTCCTTATCCCTTCTTATGCGAAAGAGACGAAAAACCATATCTAGAATTGAATTTGATTTAAGTGATTTGACTTATCTTGAGGTCTATTGCGAACTTCAAAAACTCAAAGAGAAACAAGAGTTGACCTCTTTTGAAAAAGCTTATCTCGCTGCTCTTGAGTCTCGTTTTTTCGAAGATTTGGAGAAGGAAAGAAGTGCATGACAATTGATCAAATAAAAAGTTTATTAAAAACCATTACTCCTCACCCTTGGTACAACGACTTTTCTACCAAAAGCATTAGACCTGCATTTGAGAGTTCAGCATTTTCTCGGGGTAATTTTGTCATTGCTCGCTATCCTACAAGAACTCAACAAAGTTTACTTTCTCATGAAGAATGGGAAGCAAACGCAGAATTTCTATCAAAAGCCCCGCAAATTGTTCAATTTTTGTTAAATGAATTAGAAAAGAAAACCGATTAAATTTTCTTTTTTTGCAGAAAGACAACGAAGCGCGCGCGAGGATAAGCGCGTGCTCGGGGGTTTGGGGGAGACCCCCAATGTAAATGACTTGAACATTTAGACGCAACTCTGCACTACTGGGGAGCGAAAAAATTCCCTTTTTTTCATCCTGTGCGCCTCTTCGAGTTACTTCTGAACTTTCATCGAAAAGGTTACGCTCCTTCGCGTTTTTCACAATTTAACTTAAGGCGTTTCGCTACAGACTTTCACGTTTGTTTTAAACATGCTGCTCATCTGCCGATGCTTTCACATCGGTTGGTTAGTGCACTAGCAGTGTGCCCGGGGCCCTGATCATTAAACTTTTTGAATTGTTTTTGTTGAAATAATAAAAAAAGAGTTGAGTTTGAGTAAGAATTCATTTAAATCCTTAAACATCTGACTGAGGATATTTTTACGATCCTTAAAGTTAAATTGTCAAAGATCGCAATGGTCAAATTAAGTCTGCTAGAACTTTGAAGTTTGATCATTGAATCAATGTATAAAATTTAAGCTTCTTTTTAAAATTTTTCTACTGAAATGTTGGTTAGAGAAAAGTTTTAAGAAGAAGCTTTTTTTATTTAATCATTTCAAGTATTTACAAAAACGCATGAGGCGACAATAAAGATCTGGAAGGTCTTAAATTCTTCATATCGGTAGAGAGTTGGCAAAATAGTCCCTGAACACTGTGTGCTAACTCTCTATTTTTCTGAGGTTAATTCATTTGACTCAATTAGTTCAGTAGTGTTTAAGTGTTGTAAAGCGACACGAAAGGACTACTTGTGAAACGCTCCAGCGCAGATCTAAAAACCGAAGTCGAATTTCTTAAAAATCATATCAAAATCAATTTCCAGAAAACCCTCTCTCTTGAAGAGTTCTCAGATCATTTGAACATGATTCTTACTGAGAGAATCAACGATTACATTTATCAGCGGTACCGGGACTGGGATTCTTTGGAGCTTCTAAAGCTCCTTATTGAGTTCAAGGGTGAAGTTGAAAAGAAGGTTGAAAAACCGATTGAGAAGCCTTTGCCACTTATTGAAGATAAAAAGAAGACAAAACTAATCAAGTAAGGATGACGGAATGATCATTCATTGTCAGTACAGCAAACTTGTACCTATTCAGGAACTCAAGCCTCATCGAAAGAATAGGAATGATCACCCTGATGACCAGATTGATCGCCTTGTAGAAATTTTAAAATACCAGGGTTGGAGATACCCGGTAAAGGTCTCAAATCAATCGGGTTATATCACCTCAGGCCATGGTCGAGTTATGGCTGCTAAGAAAATGGGCCTGAAAGAGGTGCCAGTCAGTTATCAAGATTATAAGGATGAGGCACAAGAGTATGCTGATATCATTGCAGATAACGCAATCGCTTCATGGTCTGAGCTGAATCTGAGTGCAATTAATGATGATATTCCTGATTTAGGGCCTGATTTCAATATTGATCTCTTAGGGATTAAAGGATTTGAAATTGACCCATCAGAAAAAGGAGAGAAAGAAAGTTTATATACAGAAAAAATTGAAATCCCAAATTACGTGCCAAATGGGCCTTGTCCAAAAATTTCTGAACTATTTGATCTTGAAAAATGTCAAAAGCTATTAAATGAAATAAAAGAAAAAAATTTATCAGACGATATTCGATTATTTTTAGAATTTGCTAGCTATAGGCATATAGTTTTTAATTATGAAAAAATTGCTGAATTTTATGCTCATGCATCAATTGAAGTGCAAGACTTAATGGAAAACTCAGCACTTGTGATTATTGATTTTAATAAAGCTATTGAAAATGGATTTGTAATGCTTTCTAAAAAACTTTCTCAAGAATACTTGTCTGAAGAGGATTAAAATGCAAACAAGAAAACATGCAATTTTAATTTTAACTCACGGCAGGCCAGATAAAGTTGTAACATTAAGTACATTAGAGAGATGCAACTATACCGGAAAAGTATTTTTAATAGTTGATGATCTTGATTTAACTAAACCTAAATACCTAGAAAAATATGGCAATAAAGTTATAGTTTTTAATAAAAAAAAAGCTGCTGAAATAACTGATAGTGGTGATAATTTTAATACTTTAAAGGGTGTAATTTACGCTAGAAATATAGCATTTGAAATTGCAAAACAATTAGAACTAACTCATTTTTTAGTTCTTGATGATGATTATACAGGTTTTTATTATAGATTTAATGACAAAAACAATTATGAATATAAACCATTAAAAAGATTAGATCAAATTATTGCCGCTTGTTATGATTTTTTAGATGATTCTGGAGCAGACTGTATTGCAATGGCGCAAGGCGGGGATTTTATAGGCGGAGATAATTCAAGTTTTGCAAAAAAAATTAAATTTAAACGAAAGTTAATGAATTCTTTTTTTTGTAGAACTGATAGGCCATTTAAATTTTTAGGTAGAATTAATGAAGATACAACTTTATATGTAGATGGTGGTGTAAGGGGAAAAATATTTTTTACTACTAATCAAATAAGTTTAAATCAATACGTTACGCAACAAAATAAAGGTGGTTTAACTGAAATTTATTTAGATTCAGGAACTTATGTTAAATCATTTTATTCAGTAATATGGCAACCATCATGCGTAAAGATTTCTACAATTACTGGTCAACAAAGTACTAGGATACATCATAGAGTTAATTGGATTAATACGGTTCCAAAAATATTGAATGAGACTTTTAGAAAACGATCAATTCACAATGAGGAATTAAATGCCTCCTAAAAAGAAACCTATAGATCCAAAATTAGTTCAAGACCTAGCAGCGATTGGTTGCAAAACTGTAGAGATTGCTACCATTGTTGGATGTTCTGTCGATACTTTAGATCGGCGATTCGCGGTAGAAATGGAAAAAGGGAGAAGCAATCTCCGCGCTTCCCTGAGACGTTGGCAAATTGAAGCGGCAAAAAAGGGTAACGTTGCAATGCTGATCTGGCTTGGGAAACAGTTACTAGGTCAGTCTGAAAAAATTGAACAAGTTGCAGAACATTCGATTAAACAAATCTCTTATTCGGAAATGACCAAAATTTTAAAAAGTGATCCTTTTTTAAAAGGAATAAAAGAAGATGGAAAATCTAATCAAGGAGATCGAGAATCTAAAGCTGGAGATTCAAAACCTTCAAATGACGTGCCTAAAATTGGAAGCTGAGAGAGACGCTCATATGGAGGTCATCCGTCAGATATTCGAGATTAAAAATGCACAAGATATTACATCAGGGTGATTGCTTAGAGGTTTTAAAAACGCTTGAGAGTGAATCAATACATTCTCTCATTACAGATCCTCCAGCGGGAATCAAATTCATGGGAAAATCCTGGGATGACGACCATGGTGGTCGAGATACTTGGATTGACAACATGAAAAAGATTTGGGTTGAGTGTTACAGAATTTTAAAACCCGGTGCTCATGGCCTAGTCTGGGGATTGCCTAGGACTTCACATTGGACAGCAACAAGTCTTGAAAATGCGGGGTTTGAAATAAGAGACGTCATGACTCATATCTTTGGTCAAGGATTTCCCAAGAGTT